CCGCAGACTGGATCACAATGGAATCCCTGCGGATTCTCCTCAACAAGACCCAGATTTCACAGTTTTTCAATACCGACATGAACAAGGAGTTTGAGCGCGAATTCGCAGTTGGTGAAACCGTTCGCGTGAAACTTCCCCAGCGTTTCCTGATCCGCGACGGGCTCGGCTACACGCCGCAGGCCCTTGACCGGAAGTATACCACTGTCAGCCTAGATCAGATTTTTGGCGTCGATTTTGAATGGGACTCCTACGAGAAAGCAGTCTCGATGGAGCGCGGCGAATCGGCACTGAAGCGCGAATATCTCGATCCCGCGATGGCGCAGATCGCCAATGAACTGGACAGCCGATGCAGCCTGTGGGCCTACCAGAACACCAACAACCTGGTCGGCGCTTGCGGCACCACGCCTACCACGATCCTCACCTACCTCCAGGCGCGGCAGCGGCTCAATGAGCTGTCCTGCCCGGCCGGCGAGCGCGGTTTGATCGTGTCTCCTGGCATGGAAGCAACGCTGATTGGCACCGGTGTTACCACTCAATTCAATCCGCAAGCCGACGTGAGCCGTATGTACAAGGAAGGCAGCATGGGCCGGGCGGCGGGGTTTGATTGGTACAGCAGCAACAATCTGTACGATCATACCTGCGGAACCTGGGCATCGGCCTGCACCGTGCAGACCACGCCTAGTCAGGGCGCGACCTCCGTTGTAGTGGGCGGCACCGTTTCGCAGACATTCGTCAAGGGCGACATCTTCACCTTCAGCGCGTCCTATGCCTGCAATCCGGTCAGCCGGCGCTCGGTAGGATTCCTGAAACAATTCGTTGTGACGGAAAGCCTGACCCTGACGGGCGGGACCACAGACACGCTGAAGTTCGCTCCTGCGATTTACGGGGCCGGATCACCGTATCAGAACGTGGACGCGCTGCCCGTGGGCGCTTCCGCAACTCTCACCAACATGCCCGGCACCACCACACCAGGCACCGGGCCAAAGCACGGCATTCAGGGGATTGCTATTCACCGCGATGCGTTCGCGCTCGTGGGTGCGAAGCTCGAAACCCCGAAGGCTGTTGAAATGGCGAGCCAAACCCGCGATCCGGCGACTGGTCTTTCAGTTCGCTTTGTCCGCATGTTCGATCCGCAGGCGTCGAAGATGGTCAACCGCTTTGACGTGCTGTGCGGATTCGGAAACTTGTACCCGGATAACGCGGCCGTCCGCGTGCAGTCGCTCCTGTAATCCAATAACGTAGTCATGCGCCGGGTCAAGCGTAGAGGGTCTGCGCGGCCCGGCGCTACAGAAAAGGAAAACTATGCCAGCTTCAATCGTAAACACCAATCTTGCAGTTGCGATCAGCAATGCCTCGGATCGCGTTATTTCCGTTGCCAGCGCGACGGGATTTGTTGCGGGTTACGGTCTGTATATCGACCGTGAATTCATGATCATCACCGGGATTTCGTCAACGAATATCTCGGTTGTGCGCGGTGCGGGCGGGACTCGGGCGACTCCGCATCTGATCGGTACCGTGCTCTATGTGGCGCCGAAGAACTACTTCACCACTTACGACAGGCAGGGCGCCGGGGTCAACGCTGATCAGCTCGTTTCGCCGTACATCAACATCATGACCGGCAACGTGTGGAGCGTGATCGGCGGGAAGTGGTACGCGGGCAACACCTATGCCGCTACCACGAATTACGGGCTTTCTCCGGCCATTTGGTCGGATTGCCCGCTCGACAAGATGCTCGTCGATCCGGCCTATGGCGTGTTCGATGGCGACGATTTCGACGGCAAAACCGGGATCGCAGCCGACGCGCACAAGTACGATCTCGTCGGAGCGAATGGAACCGTTGCACCAGTGGCGGCAGTTCCTGGCGGAGCGTGGTTACTGGCAACCGGTGCCACTGACAACGACGAAGCCAATCTGACAACCAATAATGCTGTTGCCGGGCTCATCAAGGCCGACGCGGTTTCGACGTGGTGGTTTGAAGCCCGCGTGAAAATGACGACCATCAATGTTGAGTGCGGCGCATTCGTCGGATTGGTTGAAGAAGCCGGGGTGGCGAATGACTTCTTCACTGATGACACCTGCGTTATCAAGGTCATTGACCTGCTTGGTTTCCAGGTAGTTCATGCCACGGCCGCAGCAAACTACTGGAATACGGTGATGCAGATCAACGCCGGGGCGCAGGCTGTTGTGAAGGCGAATATTGCCGTTTCGGCAGTCACCCATCAGAAGCTCGGCATGAAGTCAGTCGCCGGACTCGTCACATTCTACATTGACGGTGTTCCGCAGGCCGATACCGTGCTTTCGAGTGCTGCAAACTTCCCGCTGAATCAGGTGATGTGCGTTGGATTCGGCGTCAAGACCGGAAAAGCAGCCGTTCAGAGCATGACCATCGACTGGTGGAAAGCTGCTCAGACTCGGCTTGCAAACTAACCATTTCCAATCACACGGGCGGGCCGGTGTCGCTTCCGGCCTGCCTCTCTAATCGAGAGAATATGACAGAGGAACAGATTAAACAGCGGATGGAGATGCTTAAACAGCAGTTGGAACAACTGAAAGCCAATTCAAACGCAATCATGGGCGCACTTCAGGATTGTGAATACTGGCTGCAGCAGATCAATGCGCAATCGAAAGAGAATCTACTTCAATTTCGACAAGATTCAGGTGTTGAGAAAGAGGCGTAATCATGGCAACCGTCGCAACCGTTATTGATCAGGCGCTAACCTATATCGGCGTCATTGCGGCCGGGGAAACTCCGGCAGCCGAGGACTACACGCTTGGACTCGCAGCCGTAAATTGGATGCTCGACAGTTGGGCGGCGGAGAAAATTGCCATGCTGGGGCTCAAAAAAGCCGCTTACACGCTCAACGGGGCCGCATCCTACACAATTGGTCCTGCCGGAACGTGGAATGTGACACCGCGGCCGCTCAAGATCAAATCGGCAGGGGTGGTGACGGCTGCCGGGCTTGTGGCGCCTGTGACGTGGGTTGACGCCAAGGGCTGGGAGTCGATCTCGGACAAAACCCGCACCGGCCTGATTGCAGAGCATGGCTACTACGATCAGGGCAGTCCGCTCGGGACCGTCTACTTGACTCCGAAACCAGCGGCTGGGACGCTGGATATCATCAGCTACGAAAACATCGCGGCCTATACGGCTACGGGCGACACGGTAACCATGCCTGCTGGGTTTATGCGGCCGCTGATTCTTAATCTAGCGGTGGAGCTGTGCGTTCCCTACGGCAAGGAGATATCGCAGAGCCTGGCGGCTTTGGCAGGGCAATCCAAGCAAGCCGTAAAGTCACTTTACAACGAAATCCTGGGCGACGACGCGCCGCAAGCTCCACAGCCGGCGCAGGGGTAAAAGCGCGGGAAATGTGCGGGGGAACATGCGGGGGAACATGCAAGGGAATGCGGGGGAATGCGGGGGAATGCAGGGGTAAACGATGCCATCAATCTCTAGCACAACGCGGGTTTCTGACATTATCGGGGCTGCGGCCAAAATAGCCGGGAAGATCGGGTCCGGCAGAACGCTGAACGCCAGTGAAATAGCTGACAGCCTCGATAATCTTAATCGCATGATCGACAGTTGGCGGACACGCTCCGTTAACGTCTACACGATCAAAATCGAGCGGTTCACGCTCACTCCGGCACAGCCATCTTACACGATCGGGCCGGGCGGTGATTTTGTGACGGATCGGCCAGTCCGGATCGAGCGGGCGAATATCATCCTGGCCGGGAGCCCTGAAGTGCGCGTCCCGATGCAGATTATCGACGATCAGCAATGGGCTGCTATTAGGGTGACTCAGATTTCGACCACATTGCCGTTGAAGCTCTACTGTGACGGAGCATTCCCCGAAAGTACGATTTTCCTTTGGCCGTATCCATCGGCCGCGAACGATTTGGAGCTGTTTTCGTGGCAATCGCTCGGGGTTTATGCCACGGCGACGGATGCGTTTGCGCTGCCGTCCGGTTACGAGGATGCGGTTGTTTATAGCCTGGCAGAGCGCTTGTGCGCCTTGTGGCGGCTTCCGGTGACAGGTGACATGGCAGAGCAGGCCCGGCGGGCCCGGACGGCTATCCAGGCACTCAACACGCGGGCAAACCTGCAACATACCGACGTGCCGGAGACGGGCAAAATCACGCCTTATTTTAATTATAGAACCGGGGGATTACGCTGATGCCGACACAAACGACTGTCACCGGGCGCGTGTTTACGTCGGATAACGTGGCGGCGACTTCCGGTACCGTGGAATTCAAGCTCAGGCCCGCGTCAACAGGGATATTGTATCGCATCGCCGGGACCGGGATCATCGCGCCGCTCGTCACAATCGCCACGATTGACGCCACCGGCTACATCAAAAACGCGGCCGGTACAGGCGCGCTGCAATTGTGGGGCAATCCCGCGATTCTGCCGGCAAACACGCTGTATGACGCCACGTTTTTCCCAAACGGCGTCAAAACTCAGGTAATTACGAAGCTGCTGATTTCCGGCGCTACTTACGACCTGGCAACTCCGACATTCGGCACCCAGGTATCGATCACGCCTGCGACTGCCATTGTGCCGACTGGTCCGCTCGACGCCAATTTGATCCCATCCGTGGATGACATTTTTGTGATCGGGTCAAATTCCAAGAGGTATGCCTCGATCTACGCCAATCACATCATCGCTACCGACATTACGGGCGCGTCAATTGCCACACTGACGAGCTACGCCAAAGCGGCGCTTCCAGCGGCCGGGACGGCGGGGAAGCTAGCGCGGTTGTCCGATACTAACCGGGGCGTGTGGATGGACAACGGCACTCAATGGAGCCCGATCAACGCCGTATTCAACGTGATGGATTTCGGGGCCACGGGTGATGGCACTACCGACGATACGGCAAAGGTTATATTAGCGTGTGCTGCGCTCCAAGCCAACGGAGGCGGGACGCTATATTGGCCGAAGCCTAAAGTAAGCTATTT